CAAGTGGACAGCTTGGAAGAATGGCACGATTACAAGCCATTCTATCAACGCCCATTTGGTAATCGTGAAGTGTGGTTAGGTTATGACCCCGCCTTTACTGGCGACCGTGCAGCATTGGCGATCATCGCTCCGCCTAAAGTGGAAGGCGGTGATTATCGTGTTTTGCATTGGCAAACATTTCACGGCATGGATTATGAAGCACAAGCGAGCAGAATTAAAAGTTTCTGTGATGATTACAATGTCACCCGCATTGTGATTGATAAAACGGGGATGGGGTCGGGCGTATTCCAAGAAGTGAAAAAATTCTATCCAATGGCAATCGGTCTTGATTACAACGCCGATTTAAAAAATGAGATGGTATTAAAAACGCAAAACTTAATTCAGAAACGCCGCCTTAAATTTGATGGTAACGAAATCATCACCAGTTTTATGACAGTCAAAAAACGTATTACCGGAACAGGGAAGATTACTTATGTTTCTGACCGTTCAGAAGATGCAAGCCACGGCGACTTATCATGGGCAATAATGCACTGCATTTTAAATGTGCCTTATGGTTTAAACGGCGATGTGTCAAGTAACCAATCAACTATTTTCACTTTTGAATAGGATTACCAAATGAGCAAAAAATCAAAAAAATCAACCGCACTTTCTACGGGGAACCAAGCACAGGCGTTTAGCTTTGGTGAGCCTATCCCTGTGCTTGACCGTGCAGAAGTATTGAATTATTTCGAAAGCGTGTTGATGTATGAGAAATATTACAACCCGCCAATTAATTTAAGTTATCTTGCCAAAGCCTTAAATGCATCTGCACATCATAACAGTGCGATCACGGTGAAGAAAAATATTTTGCTTTCTACCTGTAAAACGACCGCACTTTTACCACGCACGCAGTTAGAAAAACTGGTGCAAGATTACTTAGTATTCGGTAATGCTTACCTTGAAAAAGTTGAAAACACATTCGGGAAAGTGATTGCGTTAAAATCGCCCCTTGCAAAATATATGCGCGTTGGCGTGAAGAAAGGCATTTTTTATCAGATTGTGAATGGCTTTGATGAATACGAATTCCCGAAAGATGCGGTGTTTAATCTGATCAACCCTGATGTGAACCAAGAAATTTATGGCGTGCCAGAATATCTCGCGGCTTTACAATCGGCTTTCTTGAATGAAAGTGCCACATTGTTCCGTCGCAAATATTATTTGAACGGTGCGCATGCGGGTTCGATTATTTACATGACTGACCCAACACAAAACAAGGACGACATTGAAGCAATCAAAACACAAATCCGTCAAACAAAAGGCACTGGCAACTTTAAGAATTTATTTGTTTATATTCCAAACGGGAAGAAAGACGGGATGCAAGTTATTCCATTGTCTGATGCGGTGGCGAAAGATGACTTCTTAAATATTAAAAATGCAAGTCGCGATGATGTATTAGCGGCCCACCGTGTACCACCGCAATTAATGGGAATTGTGCCTAATAACACAGGTGGTTTTGGTGATGTTGAAAAAGCAACGCGAGTATTTTTTATCAATGAAATAATCCCACTGCAAGAACGCTTGAAAGAGATAAACAGTTGGGTAGGGGAAGAAGTGATCACGTTCTCCGAATACAAATTACTACAATAGATCCTTTCAAAATAAACAGCCCGCAGAAATGCGGGTTTTTTGTTGCTCAAATAACTGTTTTTGTCTTGTATGGCATTAATACCGCCCTAGTTTATTATATCAAATCAATCAACAAAACAAACTTTAAAACCCTGTTTTACCCTGATTTTTCGCCAAATGCACGCATAAAAAATCGCAGTCAAACCCTCGCCACGCCCGCACAGTAAATGTGTGTGTTTCAACGCAAATTTAGATCCTTTATAAATCCTTTTCAGATCTACCGCCTTTCAGATCCTTTTAATCAGATCCTTCAACGCAAAATAACGCAAACAATTGCAAATTTTGGTGTTATAATCTCGGCAAAATTAGGCTAAATAACGTCTGAATTGGCGTCCTGTTTTTTTATTGTAGTAAGCTTGGTAGTAAGCTATTTTTAACTATTAAATATTTATTTTAAAAACAAAGTGATATTTACCTAGATCAGTTTTCGCCAGCTCCACCACAAAATAAGATCTAAAAAGATCATAAACGGTCAAATTTATTGAAAATTCAATAGTTTGACCGTTTTTGTTTAGTATCTAAATACTGCTTAAAAGATCAGTTAATTTCACAAACGATCACATTTTTTAGTAGTAAAAATGGAAGTAAGAACTTACAATGCGCAAAATCTTACTACCATTTACAGAATTTTGTGGTTATGGCAAAAATCATCAAACAGCTTACTATTGCGCAAGTGAACAACGCCAAAGCGGCGGAAAAGATCTATTATTTATTCGATGGGGAAGGGCTGAAACTTGTCGTCAAGCCTAACGGTGTGAAAACGTGGGTGTTTAATTACAAACGCCCCTACACATTAAAACGCACAGAAAAAACCATCGGCACTTATCCCACTATATCGCTCAAAGATGCTCGTCAAAAAGCACTTGAATTCCGCCAACTTTTAGCCAATAAGATTGACCCGCACGAATTTGAGCGCAAACAATCCCTAGATGTACTAAAAGAACAACAAAGCACATTCGCCCATGTTGCAAATGAATGGTTGCTCTACCGTGCGAAAATCGGCAAAGAACAAGGTAATTACACAGAAAAGACAAGGATTGATACAGAAAGACGTGTCAATGCCGCCATTGATTTAATTGGTAACATACCTTTCAAAGAATTGACCTTAAAACACGGCTTATCCGTGCTTGAACCCCATCGCCAATCAGGTGCAACGGCTGAATTGAAAAAGCGTTACTTGGTTTTAAAGTCAATCGCAGAATATGCCGAACGTTTTGAATATTGGGAAAACAACAAATGGAAATATCTTGGCGATGATCTCCCTGCAGTGAATAAAAACAAACATCACCCGTCAATTCATTACAAAGCGTTACCGGAATTTATGATCAGCCTTGCACGGGCCAACATATCCCAAACGGTGCGACTTGCGATTTTGTGGGGATTGCTCAACGCTACAAGGGCGAGCGAAACTGTCAGTGCAAAATATTCTGACATCATCGAACACGAACATTTGCCGAATGGTAAAGTGTGGCAAGTAGAAATTTCAAAAGGCGGGAAAGGGGAGCGATTGCACCTTGTGCCATTAAGTAAACAGGCAGAAACCTTGCTTTCATATATCAAGCAACATACAAGCAAGGAATATTTATTCCCGTCCACTTTGTCAAAGGCTAGAAACGAAAAGCATATCAACAGCCAAACGCCGAATGAAGTGATTAAAACAATGGACGGCGGCAAATACAAAGGCACCATGACAAATCACGGCATACGGTCGTTATTCAGCAGCTATTGCAATGATAATCGCCTAGAACTCGGATTAGATAAAGAAGTCATCGAAATTTGCTTAAGCCATTTGAATTCCGATGAAATACGAAACGCCTATAATCGGGCTGAATATTTGCCTTACCGATTAAAGACGTTTCAAGAATGGGCTAACTATGTTGAAAAATGTGCGAATGGTTTATTCAAAGAAATTATTGCCGACAAGTCTTAATGTACTCGTTCAAGTCGCTTTCCGCAATCTTGCGGGAGCGACCGAATTTATAAGACTTTAACTTGCCGCTAGAAATCCAACGTTTCACCGTTGCTTCTGAACAAATCCCCGTCTGCACGATCTCTTTTATTGAAAAATAGCGTTCCATTATAAATCCCCCTCTTTCACAAACACGCCGTCAATCATACGCCCTTTACGGTCTTTGATTTCATCCCATGCTGATTGCACACAATTTTCAAAATCAACATCAAGTAAAATTGAAATATTCATTAAATGTCTGACAATTCCATTAATTATCTCTAATTTTACTTGTTCTGATAAATTGTCTCTTGGTATTAAGGCAGCATCTCTTACCACTCTTGCAAGAATAAAACTTATATCTAAATCTTTATTAAAGGATCTCGGACTAATAAAAATATTAGTTCTAAATTGACACTTAAGAATAACGGTAACCACAAAACAATCCCCAATGCTATCCTTAATTACATCTGGTTTATTTTTTGCTACGCCACTGCATAGCTCCCCGAATTCTTCTAATAATTTAATGAATTGTTTTTTTGGTGTAGAACCCTCAATCAAATTGCGATCTTCTGCCCATTGTTCGATGTTTTTGATAAGTTGTTGAATATTTTTCATAATTACTCCTTCTCTTTATTTTTTATAACAAAACTACCTATTGAACCATTAAACACAGGCATTGACTTGATTTCATCAATAGAATAATTATTTATTAAATAATCAAATAATTTATCTATAACTTCTAGTATAGATACTCTGCCTAAATTTTTTACGCTTTTTAATCGATCTTCTGATGCGTGTGTTAATTTATATAAATCGTGGATTTCTGCATGATTTAAAGCAGTGTAAGATCTAACGCTAATTTCTAATTCATTAGTATTAATATATTTCAATGCTGAAAATTGATCTGTTTTAATGCCTAAAAAGTCATCCTGCGGAATATTTTCGATCTTTACCCATTTAGGTTCATTACTAAGAGAACCAACAGCGTTTAACCATCTACGCCATAATGTTCCGTCATTGCACAGCGCAAAAATTGTTTCTGATTGTTGTAAATCATTGCAGTTTTTGTCATAAGCCATAGCTTCAGACACAGCAATTTGAATAATTTTTCTCATAATTCACCTACTTTTTCCCCAATCTTTCCCAAAATCCAGTCACTTTCTGACTAAATTTTTTCACAGAAAAGAGCGGGATTTTTTCTTCTTTAATGAAAACGTCTCCGTTTTCGTAACAAATCCACTGAAAGTCATTAAGCCGTAACCGTTTATGTTTGATTAATAGATCAATTTGTGAACGATTAATCATAAAACCGACAGGCAAAAGTGCATTTTTTACCTTTTGTTCAATTTCTGAACGGTTACAGTTACTGACACAAGTCCAAGCGTCGCTACGCTCCTTGTTTGTTTCGGTGGTCTCCGCATTGGCATCAGTTGCAACATCTGCCACTGTGCCTTTTTTGATAACCCAATTTTTTAATTTTGTTCTGATGCTTGCTAAACTAAAGCGGTTTTTCACCCCCACAATTTTCTTTCTTGTTTCGCCGTATTGGTTCGGCTCGCTTTCTTCATATTCCACGCACAACGGCTGATCTTCACGTTTAGCCATTGCGCCCCCTTGCAACTCTAAATAGCTTGCAAAACAAGACACATCACAAACTGCTTGCGCGTCTGCAATGGTTTTGTCATCTACATCATCTAACTGCCATTTTTCTAATTTGCGTAATTCACGCCACACAGAAATTGGCGGATTGCCGTAAAACTGGAATTGACGAATGCCCCAAAGGTTCGCCCATGCACGCACCCGTTGCACGTTTTCGTCGAGTTTCAATCCTTCCACTTCGTCCGATGTTTCGTCTTTCTGATTGCCCGCATAAATATTTTTGGCAATGTATTTCGCAATATAAGAAACGGCATAACCTTTTGCAGGGTCAATTTCATCTACTCTGCAACGGTGTTTTTTCGCCCCAAATTCATCGCCGTCTAACTCTAAGGCTTTTGATTTAAATAAACGGATCACTTCTTCTTTATCTTCCGCTTTCACATACACAAGCAAGTGCCAGTGCGGTGTGGCGTCATGGTGTGGCTCAACGCCACGCATACCAAAAAAGCCGATGCCACGTTTAGCAAACAATGCCCGCAACTGCGCCCAATTCTTACTTAAATAAGCGTGCGTTGTGCGTGGGTCTGCACCTTTCCACTTCTTGTTATTTGTGCCGTTGTTGTGTGTCGCATGGAACGATGAAGGGGCGGTCATGGTTAAGAACAATGACACATAGCCTTTTTCCGTTGCCCATTCGTCCACGCCACGCAAGCGGTTCATCATCTCGTTAAAACGGATAGCAGGATTACCGGAAGATTTTTGCCACATTGCCATCAACTCCACCTGTTCGGATGGATCGTCAATATTTTCAATAATCATCTGTTTTAAATATTCAAGATTGGCTTTTTGTTGATTGCGGTAATCGCTCAATGCACCTGTTGAAATGTAAGGGCTAACTTTTGCCGATACTTCACCGCAACCAATCGCCAAATGCTCGATAAGGCGTTTTTGTGTGCTGCGTAATGTGCGGAACCAGTATTTTTCGCATACCACACGCAACAATTCGCCTTCTTGTTGTTGCACAGAAAGAAGTTTCCCTTCTTCGATGCGGTGTTGGCTTTTAAGTGGAAAGCCAATGTTTTTGCAAACATCAGCACAAAGGCGGTGCAGTTCACTGCTTAAGCGTGAAAAATCGACCGCACTTAATAGCCCAACGGCTTTTTGATTGGCACAATCTTCCACAAAATCGCTTTGCAATCCGTTGAAGTGCAAGGCGAGTTTGTAGGCGATTTCTTTTAATTGGCGTTCGCCTAATAGATAAAAATGCAAGCCTTGACTATCCACAGGCTTTTGCATTGCCAAATTGGCTGAATAGCGTTTGCGTTCAAGCAACCACGAAACAGAAATGCGATATTGCTCAAAAACGGCTTCCAAACGATTGGTCAAAACATCACGCAAGGTTGTATTTGCAATGCGGGCTTGTTTATTGCCTAAGCTAAAACTAATTGACCCATCATCTTTCACACTGCGATAAGCACGCAACCACACATTGCGGAAGTGTTCACGTTGGCGTTTGCGTGGCAAATCGGAAAGCAGTTTTTCAACATAATCAAAATGATTAGGGGCAACCGCAAACAACTCCATTTGTGCGGCTGTTGCTTGTGGCAAGTCTAAAGTGCGGTGAGTTTTAACCGCACTTTCCATTCTTGCCAAACGAGTTTCTTCCATCGCTAAATCACGTTTAGCGATGTTATTGTCTCGTTGTTGCTCCCAGTTCATCATGTTATTTCTATGCTCTTTGTAACTTGGCTAAATATTCGTTGTGTTGATCAAAGTAATCTTTAATGGCTTGATTGGTTGAGTTAATCGCACTTTCCATTTCCGTGAGTGAAAGCACTTCATATTGTGCTAAGGCAAAGTGGCGGACTTCATTCACGGCGCCAATGATGGTGTTATGTAATCGCCCAATCACTCTTGCTTTCTGTTTCCGCCAACCGTCACTATCTGCCACGATTTCCAATACTTGAAAGCGGTCGCCAATCTTGGTAATTTGCAATTCCGCGCCGCAATCTAAATTGATGTAAATATCAGTACTCATTTTGTTTTCTCCTTAAAAGTGTTTGCTTATCCAACTTGCCAACCAACACAAGGCGACATCTAATAAGGCGGCAGCCATAAAACAGCCCAACATCACCACCGCTAATCCAATGAAAAAATCACTCACTGCCTTTCTCCAAAAAATCCTGAAAATCTAACTGTCTGCTTTTTCTTACCTTGATTGCGCCTGTATCAATGGCGGCTTTAAAACAATAATCTGCACGTGCAAAGCACCAATCTTCATCCGGTGTACTTGGTGCCAACTGATAGGCTTTTTGCCAAAACTGTGCGGCTTTTAAATATTGTTTTGTGCGTTCTGCTTCTGCGGCGGTTTCACTTGCTGTTCTAAAGGCGATAAATTTTGTTCTCATGCTGTTTTTCTCCGTGGGTTGGCTTGCCATTGCGCCCAATCGCTGTATTTTTGTAAAAAGATTTGACGTGCTTTTGTCGCTAAATCGCCGTTTTCAATAAATTCGTTAAATGCTTGTCTTGCTTGTTCTTCGTCGCCTTTGTCTAAGTGATAGATGTAAGCGAATAATTTTTCCTGTGCCTTATCGAGTTTTTGATAATATTCCTTTGCCACAATGCTCAATGCGCCACGGCTTAAAATCACGGTTGCCATACTTCCCCTTAATTCAATTCTTTATCAATCAATGTGAATTCACGTTCGGTAATGCCTTCCGGAAACTCCCGCGAAATCGACCGCGCTTCACGAACCGCATTGCCGATTTTGCGTTGTCCTTTTTCGGTGTAGTGGCGTAGTTTCTCGCCTGAAAATGTGGTGCTAACAAAATCATTAATGTCGAGTTCTGCCATCGCTAATAGAATGCCTTTTTTACCTTTTGAAAGGTGATTAAAGGCATATTCCACACGGAAACGGCTTTTGCCGATCACATGGCGGCAATCGCCCCAACTTCGCACCTGCTCAACCGCAATTTGATTTTCTTTGCAGTATTTTTCAGCCGCACTTTCTTGACTTGAAACGTACATCACACGCCCCCTTGTTTATTTGCCTTGAATCCAACTTAACCAACGGCCAAACATCCCTTTCTTGCTCCAACTTGCTTTTTCAAGCAGTGCCACACGGTCATGAAGGCTTTCATTCAATAGCACTTGTTGTTGGTTTAAGCTGATTTGATGTTGAAGATGACGTTTAATTGCTTGGTTCTGCACTTCCAACGCTTTCACACGTTTTTCTAACTGATACACATTCACACGTTCTTTGCGTGTTTTGCCGTTGTCGTACACATAGTTTTTACGTGCCATTTTCTTGTTCTCCCTAAATTTTGGTTGCAAAAATCCTGTCGCATGAATTTCTTCAAACGACTGTGTTTAAAAATATTGATGAAAATTAAAGACTAGATGTCGATTTCTTGCTGACGCTCGTCAATCTGATTTAGCGGCTTATTCGCACTTAATGCTTCTGGGCGGTCGTTATAGATTGGCGTTCTGACTCTTGTAATTTGGCTTTGCACTTTTAATTCTGTGCCGCAGTTATTGCAGTAAGCCAACACGTCGATTGACAATAAACCGATTTTTTCGGAAGTTCGCACACGGATGTTATTACTTCCGCAATTTGCGCATTTATGATCTACGTTCACTATTTACCACCTAATTTGTTATACTCAATTTGATTTATTCTCGATTAACAAAGGAACCAACACCATGAATGAAGAACAATTCATCGAATTGACCGTAGAAAATTCACAAAATCGCCTACGCATTCACGCGCTTGAGCAAATTCTCGCTCTATTCTTGCATCATAAAACTGACAAGCAGCAGCAAGCACTTCATGGCTATTACGAATATATACGCGACCAGCATCTAAACAATTTTTATCTTGATGAAGATCAAGCAGAAAAGATTGAAGCAATATTTGACGCGCTTGAAGATGTTCTTCAGAAGTAGAATCGTCATAAAATAACGTGAATGAAAGACGGTATTTGCCGTCTTTTGTTTTGCGTAGAAGAAATTTCCCGCTCGCTTGTTTTGCTGTTTCACACATACACACCACCTTTTCTATTTAACTGTTTCTAATCACTGCCCAATCAACATCAGGGCGTAAATCTTCGGCTCTTACTTTGCCTTCTGTTGCTTTGATAATGGCGGGAATATATTTAACATCCATTTTTCCACCGCAAAGCCACTTAAGCACTGCTGTTTGGCTCACTCCGCAAGCTCTAGCAAGAGAAGATTGCCCGTTGCAAAGTGCAACTGCTTGTTTAATTCCGTTCATAAAAATCACCTTGTAACTTAAGTTAAAACGAATATTACTACCAAAGTTAACTATTTGCAACTATTATTCACTTGTTTTTTTAAAACTTAAGTTGTAAATTCCACAAATAGGAGATTTTTATGTCAGATTTAGCAACTCGCCTTACAGATTTATTGGACGAAAACCGCCTTTCAGTTAATGCTTTTGCAAAAAAAGTTGGTGTTTCTCAACAGGCAATCGGAAAAATAGTTCGTGGCGAAACATTAAACCCTAAAAATATTTTAGAAATTGCGACCGCACTTAATGTGGACCCGCATTGGTTAAAAACAGGTGAAGGCGACCCTGACCCGTCTTATCGCATTGTAGAAGTGAGCGAACCGCAAAACCCAAACACAGTGCGGATTGATATTTTGGACGTGGAAGCAAGTGCCGGAAACGGTGCTTATTTAAGCCCAACCGAACAAGGCTTGCTTTCACAAGAATTTGATTTAACGTTCTTCCATCAACAATTCGGACGTGCTGATGCAAAACATTTGAAGTTAATCACAGTGAAAGGGGATAGCATGGCGCCAACCCTTGAAAGCGGTGATTTGCTTTATGTGGATATTTCCGAAAATTACTTTGCCGCCGACGGTCTTTATGTTTTCACCTTTGACGGCCAAACATTCATCAAGCGTTTGCAAAAAGTTGGAAAAGAAATGCTCGTCATTTCCGACAACCCAACCTACAAAGAATGGACATTCACGCAAGATGACGATGTATTTATCCACGGCAGGGTAATATTCAGCATGCCGATGAAGTGGCGGAAGTGGTGATGGTGAAAATGATAAAGACGAAACTTTTGTTTTTATTGGCATTATTTTGTAGTTTATCTGCTTATTCCCAAACTGTACCTGATGAAATTGTAGATTTATTTGATGAAGTATCATCAGTTGCAGATCCTGAAGAAGATGTAAATTATCTTAACCATGTTATTTCTGTAAGGATAAATAAATCTAT